CCACGCTCTTCTGCTTTCTTATAATCAAGACTACAAAAATTATTAATAGGATCCACAGGCACTTCTTGAAAGTACACACCAGTTTTGTGTTTCTCTACATCTTCATCTTTGATAATAGCTGCAGGCACATGTTTAAAAAGTTTCAGTGCTTGTTCTCTATTTGCAAAATCTATATCTACATCAGGCATTAGTTGTACTTCCTTCGATTAGTTGCCGATCTTATTAACGCACCCTTTTCTCTATCAATAAATTCTAATATATCTAAAGTTAATTTGTAACCCTTGCTCTCTTGTGCAGGGTTATTAACTTCTGGCAATATCACCTGACCAATAGAACCGTCTTCTTTGATCACTATAATAGAATCTCCCACTGCCACATCTATGCCTTCTTCCATTGTAACTTTATTACTCAATTTTGGCCTCCCGTGCTGTCTCTTGCACAAATAGAGCATCTGCCATATTGGTTTTAAATCTGTTTGACCAAAACTCTGGATTAATAAATCTTTGTACCATTTGTAATTGTTCGTCTGTAAATGATTTTAACATTTTTTTGCCAGCTGAACAACCAAGCACTAACCACGGAGATAATTTGCCTGTTTGTATATGTTGCACTGCTCTCGGAGTATTAACTAAACGAAAATAATCTGCCCATTGTACATTCTGTTCTTCTGCCCAGTCCATCATGGTTTGTATACTTCTTTGTAGAGCAGCTTCCACTGGTTCTGTTTTAAGTGTATCAATAAGATAAGTTTCATAAAGATCATCTCTAGCCCAATTATCCAATTTAATTCTAGAACGTACCACATAATCGACATATTTTTCTGGATACAAAGGACTAACATGCATAATGTATCTGCCAAATTTTACAAAAGCATTGTAGTAGGCACTCTTACAAAAGTCCTCATAGGTTTTTGGTTTTCCGTTGTTTTGATGCACTTGATAAAATCTTTGAAATACTAAGAAAGCATTCTGTACCCATTTCTCATTTTTTTGTAAATGTCGGCGTTTAGGTTCACACACGTGAACTTGTAGAGTTCTTTCTTTTGTAAAACTCTTGCCGCAAAACGTACAAGTATTAAGATTGCTTTCCATGATCCTCTAGCAGTTGTTCTAGTTCGCTGTCGGTTATAATCTTATCCAGTGTTTCTAAATCCGATTGTTTAGTGTTAGGATAGATATCCATTAGAGTTTGTAAAGACTTGTTGGGAGTTTTCTTCATGGGTTTAATCCACGGATGAAACTGTTGTTTTAGTCCACCACACATGGAAGTTAACTGCCAGCAAAGTTTTTTATGCTTGCCACTTAATGTAAAAAGATGTTTATTAACAAACTCATTAATCATTTCTACATAATGTTCTTGAAAAAATCTATCTCCTGATACAGCAGAAGCATAACGCATAATCATATAAGGACTGTACAAAGATCTTTCATGATCGTCAATTCTATCGTAATAATCTTTGTTACGAAAGTCTATAGCTTTCATACCGTTTCTTAATTCAAAAAATTTCTTCTTTTCACTCATCTTCTTTCCATGTTAGTGCAAACACCGATGCGTGTTTGGGATTCTTAAAAGTTATTTCTATGTTTTTGCCTTTTAATTGGTAGCCTTGTATGCTTAATTTCTTTTTTTTAGCATGTTCCATAATCCAATTAATATAATGTCTATTCATTAACACAGGTATCTCTCGGTCTTGTTCGTCTGGAACCATAATAACCGGTGCTTCCATGCGAACCACATTGTCTTTTGTTTTTACCATACTGCTCCATATTCTAGAAATTCTGATTGTCTAGATATGTCTTTAACAAAATAAGCACACGGGGGGTTGTCATCGTCTGTAAGAGGCACAGCTAATATCTGTCCTGATTTAATTTTAGGGAAATACCATTTAACTTCTTGATATATGTCCACAATGTCTACTTCAGCAAAAGAGGGTTTAGAATCTGATATTGGATTAAACATAAATGCATTGAATCCTCTGTCGTTCAAACTGGTCAGAGGCAACACATGCAATTCTCCCTGCTCTGGATCTCCTATGATCATTTTCCAGTCTAAAGGCATTTTAATTTTATAAGGACCGATCTGTAACACTGCTGCTGGAGCATTGAACGATTCTAAGAATATTAATGGTATAAAGAAATAATCTGGATCAGCTGGGTTAGAATTATCCAGCACTGCAAATCTTAATTTGTCGTCCACATATTCTGGTATCTTTTCCAGTACGTATGTTTTATTTTCTAATGTAAGGATTTTCATAATCTATCTTTTCTATATTATACGGATAATTGGCCTCTTTGTAAAACTTTTTTCTTTGTCCTAAGTGTCTTTTTGCAAATTTACAACTGGAAGTTATGTCCCAAATGTTAACGTGATCTTTATCTTCTGCTTTTCTAATACCTCTGCCGATGCTCTGTATCACACGCACAAAACTCTTACCAGGTTCTATTAATACCAAATTAAAGATTCTAGGTATGTTTATTCCCACAGCAGCCACACCATAGGTAGCAATAATAACTTTGTGTTGTGCTATAGAAACTTCGTCGTAGTGTTCTTTTCTTTCAGTATTCTTTGTAGAGCCAGATATAAACACACTGTCTGGTATTTTCTTTTCTAACAACTCACCAGCAGATATTCTATCCACTAGAATCATTGTATTGCCTGTTGTTGCAATATCTTCTATAGTTTTTGCAATCCACGACATTCTAGTTTCATCGGTAGTTAACCATTTTAATTCTTCTTGATAATTTTTAAATTCTGGATGATCCTGTGTTTGTAACACATTAACATTACATTGTGCTAATACTCCTTTGTCTTGTAATTCCTTGGCTGCTATCCGGTTAGTCACTTCTCCTATGCTGCATTTTAATCCAAAAAATTCATAATCGGCTTTCGGCACTGTGCCTGTAAGTCCCCAACGTATACCACATCGGGCAAACGGCCCTGTTAACATTCTTTTTAACACATCTGCTTTCGCCATGTGTACCTCATCTACTATTATAGTATTGATATTTTCTATGGCTTCTAAGAATGCTGTGGTTTCATCATCACGACTTTTCTTTTCTAACACATTCAATGATTGCCAAGTAGCAATAGTGTTCTGTCGACCCAATTCTTTTCTATCACCATAGTATACTCCCACATCTAAATTACAGGCTAGGAAATCATCTTCCGTTTGTGTAACCAAACTTTTATTGGGTACAATGGTTAGAGTACGTCCATAGTTCTCAACCAATTTACATAGAGCTGCTGTGATAATGGTCTTGCCTGCTCCTGTGGCAATCTCTTGAATACACTGAGGATTCTCTAGGAACTTGTTTATAGTTTCCACCTGATAATCTCTCAATAGTATAGATTGTCCAGCATTAGGATGATTTTTGGGCCAGTTAATATCTGATAGATAATTTTGATCTATTAATTTAAATTCAAAGTTGTGAGGAGTTCTTTGATCTTCTAATTCTACATACACTCCAGCGTCTTCCAATATAGGTAATATTTGTCCAACTAGAGCTAGGTAGGTATTGCCGCCCAATCCAAAGAAGCTGACTTTGCCATCCCATCTGCCAAGTTTTACTGCTGGTAGATGTCGAGCATATGGTATTTCAAATTTAAATTTATTACTGAGATGTTTTCTATGTTCTAGAGAAAGATTTTCAAATTTGACGTTTACTTCGTCTCGAATTACCAGTTTACATGAACTCATATAGATTGCATTGTGTCAGATGGTTTCTGACTCATATAATACAATCTTTTTGGCAAATTTTCAACCAACTTATCTAACGTATTAGTAGACATAGGCCAGCTGGGATAATCCTGTAGCATGAATGCTATCTTGGGTTTAATACCGGATTTTAAAAGAGTTCTTGGTATTTTGTTTCTAACAAATATAATTTTTGTTGCTGAAGTAATTTTACGATTGTCAGCACTTAGATCATAGAGTTTTTTCCAATCGTTATATATTTTTGCTCGTTCTTCCATAGGAGTATCTACACCATAAAAGAAATCAGGAGATGGAAACTGCTCTACTTCAGGATTGGGATCAATGTTTATAGGACGATCAAATTCAAAACCAAAAGCGATATTATCTTTAGATATACCCACAGATTCAAATGCTTCCAACCATTCACGAATTGTAACAATCTCTTCTTTGGATTGTATCTCTCCGCTAAATGGGCAAAGTGCTGGCAAATCGTTCAGTGCTATAACTGCTTCCAACAGTGTTTTTTTATCATAAACTTTTCTATCCACATACAGATTAGTATCCGATGCATAAGCTATTTTTTCTGCTAGAGTTGTAGCGGGTGCGGAATTATTTCTAACGTAAGTAATACAGAATTGTTTTAATTGGTCTCTCTGTTGAAGATATGAGAGCGATTGACAGTGTTCTTGCCAATACTCTGTCAGTGATTCAGAAGCATTGATTAATCTTATAGAATTGTTATCTATATCAGCAACAACAGGTAGATATTTCTTTTTTTCTTGTTTAATTTCGTCGTAGTCTTTTAATATTTTTGTGTTGAGTATTTTAAAATCATATCTCACAGCTATCAGTGCAGCATAGTAAGACACTGTGTCGGTGTAATTCATAGTCCATTTTTTGGTTTCTCCGTCATACAGCATAGGAACCAGCCCTTGCGTTTTCTTTTTAAGGCATCTTATCAATGCAATAAACTTTTCATTGTAAGGAAATCTCATTTCTAGAACTTCTCTACCATCCTCGGCTGCAAAAACATCTATACTCTTTTCAAAACTGATTGTTCTAAATGGTTGATCATAACGTGGATTGTTTATTAATTCATCCGTATCAAATCCAAATTTATCTACTAAAGTTTTATATCTCTTTAAGAACATCCTAGCTAGGTTGGCCTGTTTCTCAGTCCAAGCATAAGGAGCATCTGCAAGACTTTGTATAGTTTTAAAATCTTTATCATGCACCCCAGAATTCTGAAAAACACCTCCAGTATTATAGGCCAGTATTCTAAGAGCAGCCTCCATGGATTCTATCTTACGAAGCGGTGTGTTTGAATTTGTCATTTTTAAGATAATTACAGTATAGCACAAAGGACGAAAAAGTCAACAGTGTTGGAGCTTTTATGAGAAGGAAAAGAGCAATAAAATTAAGACGTAAAATACAAGTGGAAACACTTAATGATCGAGGTCCTTATCTTACCAGTAGACGTGCTATAGATCTTTGGTTTCGTTATATCAATCGAGCAGTGTTTGATAACCGATTGCCCGATTTTGACAAAATTATAATCAAAAAATGGTTGAAGCAGGCAATGGGGCAGGTGTGTGCATATCCAGATATTAATCCCACAAGATTTGAATTAGAAATGCTAAAAAAATATAAAACCAAGAGAGATTTTATAGAGACACTAGCACACGAAATGATTCATTTATACCAAATGAAATTAAAGAAAGATAGCGGCAATCACAACAGTATATTCTATAGTTTTAGACCAAGATTTAAATTTATTGGTTTAGGACTTTCTTTGTAAATTCCTCGTAAGTCATTAATTGAGTATTTTTTAAATCAGTACCACTCTGTAGATGATGCATTGGCAATGTGGGATTGTTATGTACAATTGTAAATCGACAATACGGTCTTTGTTTTATTAAGGTTCTAAATTGTTGTAACCAAGCATCAAAAATAACATCGCTGTTTCTTTCTCCATAAAATTCTGTGTCTTGATAGATATTATTAAGTTTACCTTTGCCATATTCTTGAAAATCAAAACCTATAAGATATATGTTTTTATGTCCGTGTACACAGGCTGTCCACATGGCTTGTTGACCGGATACCCAATAAGGATTATTAGGTATAAGATTTATTTTTCCAGGATATCGATTAACTTCTAGAGAAGGAGCATAGCATATACATTTTTCATAAACTCGATCCTCTACTATACCTTTAGTAATCTTAGAATCAACCATGAAAAGATAATCAGGTACAAAATCTCTATAGAGAGCATTACATCCATATGTTTGTCCAGATGCTTTTAAGAGAGTTAAATTAAATCCTTTTCTAGATGGGCCGTTACCAATTATATAAGCATTACCCTTAGACACAGCTTTAACTTGATCTTCATAGAATGTAGTTTCTTGTATTTTTTTACCGCCCTTGATTGTTATTTTTGTTATTATTGTTTCTCCAGTGTATGGCTGCCACTCGATGGGTTTAATATCTTCTAATCTACCGATAATCTTCATTTAATATATTTCTCCTCAAGTCTTTGTCTTATTCTTTGCCATGGCAAGCCTTCTCGTATCTCTGGCACTGTCCATTCAGTATAAGCTAATTTATTTGCCCATTGCTGACGTTCAGGCATAACAGGATTTTCAATTGTTGTTAAAGAATGATTTCCTACGTCATAGCATAGGCTTGATTCACTTACAAATACAGGTATACCGTTGATAACAGATTCCATTGCTGGATTAGAAGAATGATTAATTACTGCCCATGAAGAATTTAAAGTTTTTTTAAAATCTGTATCATCGTAGGTACTCTTATCTCTCTGTGGTTGTCCTATTTTAACATCTGTATATTTTTTTTCATTAAAATCAAATATATTTCTAGGATGTGGTCTTATTAATATAGGACGACTACTATACTTTCTAATTTCAATTATTTGTTGCTCAATCCAGTCTGCCATGGTTGGTTTGCCTCTCCACTGATGACTGGTGTCATGTTGTCCACATACTATTATAGTATCTCCGTTTTGTTTCCATGGTTTCATTTCTATATTAAACTTGGGCCAACGTTGAGCATCAAAATTATCATTTGCAAAGTCAGCATCTCTATTAATTCCATTAATGCCCATCTTCCATGTGCTGTTTCTTTTAAGTCCTCCTACCTCCATTACCACAACAGGTTTTTTTCTTTCTTGAAAATTATTCCATATTTTTCTATTGGCAGACATTCTGCCAGACCATAACACAGACCAAATAACAGCAACATCACAATCTTCGTCTTTGTTAATAGATATTTTTTCTCCTTTTGCTCGTAGATGTTCTATGAAAGCAGCAAACACAGGCCTGCTATTAATGCTACCATTCTCTGGAAATACTGCTATTTTCATTTTATTGATGTTGGAGCTTTCTTCCAATAATCCACGTCCCATACATTAACAGGAGCATCCTTCATTGGAGGTCTTAAATCTGCTTTAGCACTGCTGCCTAGTTTTTTTCTTTTGCCTTTCATGTGGTCCATATATAAACCCAATTCACTATTAATAAACACATGATGTCCTTTGACATTTTTTCCATATCCAATATCATTTACTTGTATGTTGTATTTCTCTTGAAATTTTCTAGCTAGGTGCCAGAATACAAAACTATCATGCCATTCTAATAATTGAAATACTTCATTAGTAATATATAATTTTTCCCATTCAGCAACAAATTCTTGCGTGTTAGGATGTTGTAAATTATATCCTACAAATCCACACTCGGGATATTTGCCACCATCTTTTAATGCATATCTTTCTCTGCCTAAAAAAGTTAACATAGTATCTCGAGGTAACAGAGTCTCAAGAAAATTTAATGGCAACGGTCTAAATGTAAAAGTATCAGCATCAATCCATAGTACATAATCATAATTGGGGGAATTTCTCACAGCATTGATTACACAGAAAACTTTATTACTAAATCTCACAGCGTCCCAAAGAAAAGATCCTTTATTTTTATCCAATCCACCCTGTTGTTGTAGAACAGCAGGTCTTCTAACTCCCCCTGCAATCTCTTGTAATTCTCCACATGCCACAGGATCGTTTTTATGTTGATTTTTAAATTTTAATAATTCTGGTTCAGCTGAATTGAGATCAATCCATGTAATTCTAGGATGATCGTAATTGGGTTTAGGTTCTTCAAGATAAACCACAAGATCAATTTCGTTGGGCCATTGTTCAGCAATACTCTTAATACCTCTGCCAGAATAAAGATCCCATGTGCCTGGTTTGTAGGAAGTGATTACTTTGATTTTCATATTCTATTTAATTTAATAAGTCATTTGATATTTTTTTATCCAGTCTTTCATAATCCAAGCCGGAACTAGAGCTTTGCCAGCTTTTTGACTCACTGTAACTTGATCCAACATAGACTTTTCTCCCATGCTGCTTGTATAAAAGTTTTTTAAATTTTTATCGGAACCTCCTGCTAACCATTGTCCAAGTGGTACAGTCCATCCTGTTTTCGGTTTATTGATTATTGCATCTGGCAGTAATCCTTTGTAAGCAATTTTGCTTAACATTTTAGTTTCATGTTTATTTTTACCTATTTTATAACTCGTTGGTATATCTAAACAATATTGCATAAACATTTTTGTAGTTAACGGAAATCTTCCTTCCATACCAAATGCCATACCGTATTTGTCATTCCTAGAGAAGAATTCGTTGGGTGCTTGTGCCACACAATCGAGTGCCATGTAAGACGCTACAGGATCTGCAGGATTCCATAAAGTATCGGGATACAATTTTATTAATTCTTCTCTCAGCACTGTGGCTGGCAAAGTTGGAACTCCTACTATTAATGGTCTTTTTATTCTTTGTAACCATTTGTCTATTATACTACTCCATGAATTAAACTTTTCATCTTTCATCTTCCAGTACTTAGGATATCCTCCTATTATTTCGTCACCCATATCTCCTGCCATGGTTATGATAGTGCCTGCTTCGGATAATTTACGATTAGTATGATAATACATACTCATGCTAGGATTGTATACAGGTTGCTCCATGTAATAGATGCTGTCTTCCCATGCTGCAATCACATCATTAGGAGTAATAATAACTTCTGTGTGATTAAATTTTTCTTTCCCCGCTAATATTTTTGCACAGGTAGCATCACTATTGTAATCTTCATCTGTTACAACATTGGGCTGCATTTTATTAGTAAATGTATTCACAGCGCCATGTATCTTCATCATTTCGTATGCTACTATACTACTGTCTAATCCACCGCTGAGGAACACTCCCATCTGTCTTCGTCCTATGCTGCACATCTGTACAGTCTTTCTAACTTTATCTCTAAACTCTGCAGGATTAAAAGAAGAGTTGGATCTAGGAGTGATATAAATTCTTTCTGATGATTTTATTTTTTTATTTGTACAATCATAAGTGATTGTTTCTCCAGGCATCAATTGTTTTATGTTAGAGAAGAACGTGTTTCTGGTAGCATTAATACCTGTTAGACTCATACAACTGATTGCTAACTGATCTATCTTTCTAGAATTGGGTACTCGATCCAACATACCTTTTATTTCAGAACCAAATATTAATCCTTCTGCTGTTTCGGCATAGTATAAAGGTTTAATACCAGCGTGATCTCGACTTAATATTAAATGTCTTGTTTGAGTATTATAATAAGCAAAAGCATGCATACTATCAATCTGCTCAACAAATTTTCCACCATAGCGGTCTAATCCCCACGCTAACAGTTCTGTATCACAGGTGGTCTTGGGTTGAAATTCTGTATATTTTTTTATTAAATCAAAATAATTAAAAATCTCTCCATTATAAATTAATATGTTACCTCTTTCGGTACGCCATGGCTGATGTGAAACTGTGGGTTGATCGGTTATGCTTAAAAGATTGTGTCCTAGAGTAACATAGTCATCGTTCCAGATATCGTGTCCATCTGGTCCTCGATGTTCACAAATCTTTATATACTTTTCTATAAATTCTCTATCTCGTTTGGTTATACCATATATGCCACACATATTATAATCCTAATCTCTGTTTAAATCTACGAAACACTGTGCCATTTTTAATTTCTTCTGTGGTCCACATCTTATATCCTAAGTCATTCAACCATTGTGTTCTATCAGGCAGTTCTGGTGATTCTATTTTGGTTAAATCTCGATTAGCCACAGGCCAGCATATTGCTAGATCTGACGTACAGAAAGTAGGTATACCTCTCACACAACTGTCTGTGCTAGCTGTTGAATTGTGTGTTACCACAGCATGACAATTAGCAATTGCTTCTTGAAAATTGAATCTATAAAATTTTTTATTATCTCCAGAAAAAAACTTAGGACCTATCACTAATTCAACATCGCTAGGAAATTCTTTTGCTCTTTCTGCTATAGCTGCCATATGATTAGGATGTGGTCTTACTAAAAACTTTCTAGCAGTTAATGGTCTTAATGTTTTATAAACTCCATTAAACCAATCAATTGGATCTAACTCGTTCATACTCCAGTTATCCTTAGGCTGTAGAACAAACAGTATTGGATCCTCTGGATTAGATTTTCTCCATGGATCATTTTTAATATTCCATAATCCTTTCATCATTTCCCAACGGTCTGGTGGAGAGTTATCTGACAAAAAGTTACCATTGTTCATGGGAGAATACAGAGCTACTCTCCAGTGATGACGAGGATGATCCACTGTGTTTCCAAAACTGCTCAGCAAACCACCATCAAATGTGATAATATAGATACCTTTCTTTTTGGCACGCTCCACAAGGTCTCTCCTTCTGCCCTTGGTGTGATGCATCTGTTTGTCTCCACCATAACCAAACATACAACCAATCGGGGCGGTGGGTTCCATTTCATCCTGACGCCAATCTCCTGTGAGATGTTCATTAACAATCACAGGTTCATCACCAGACTTTCTTACACCTTCGGCCATGTGTTGCAATAATTCCCAACTAGCGCCTCGACGTCTATCTTTTACTGTTCTTCGAAATATTTCAACTTTCATCTAATACCTTCCATGCCCAACCATTTCGCATTTCTTCTGCTGTGAATTGTCCGTATGCTAGAGAATAATAACAAGGTTCTCTATCTGCATACTTGGGTGTTTCTATTTTTGCAAAATTTGTTTCTGCTATAGGAGCGCATGAGTTCATTGAATCTGTGTACACAGGTATACCTCTTGCTGTGGCTTCTATGGTTATGTTGCTGTTGAATGCTACTATAGCATGAGTATCATTCCAATCAATTGGCGTAATAGTATCTTCATTGTCACTAGGTCCAGGCATCAGTCGACCCAACTCATCTATTTTGCTGTCTGGGTTATATCCTTTGTTTCTCACAACTATCTCTCGATCAGTGTTTGCTCGTAGAGTTTCTAAAGTTTTAGATAACCAATCTTCCTGTTCGAACATAACTGCTATGCTGTGTGTAGGAGGACATACCACAATTTTACGACCACTCTTTTTCCATGGTTCTATTTTAAATGGAAAATATTTTTTAAAACGATCATCGGGTCTAGATTCTAAAAAATTCTTTGTGTGGCCGTTTTTGGTTATTCTCATTAGATAAGGATTGCCTCGGCTCTCCCCCCAGTAAGGACGATCCATGAAATAAAAATCAATCTTATTTTTTTGAGCCCAATGATATACCATGTTAGTGCCTCTCAATATTCCCATTAATATAACTTTCTCAGCATCTCTTTGTTGTATTACTTGATCGTATGGTAAAATTTTTGATCCTGGTAATCCTTGCTGTGCCCATGTTATGTATTTCTCTGTAGCGGGTCTATCGGTTTTGCTGAGATATATCATTTGTTATTAATTATTCTATTTTTATAACCGGTTAATTAATTCAAATAGAGTAGATGTATTAACGGATATATTATTAAAATCTTTTTTTCTTTTAACTCCTTTAATTTTATTTCCTGCTATTGGTACTTTCTCTCCTAGTAATACATGGTGAGATAATCCCAAATGATGACTTAATACAGGATAAACTTTCTTCTCTAATAATTCTGTTTGACTTATTTCTATTACTTTTGTTCCTGTTTGACACCATAATAGATTAGTTAATCCAGCACCGTGTGTGGATATCACATGTGAGGCTGCTGAAAAAAGTTCTATCTGTTTCTTTGTGCTCATACCAGTTAATGTTACTGTTTCCCAACCCTGCAGAGCCATGAATACTTCTTCGGCATTGATTAATTTTCTTGCAGGTGCATCATCTCTGCTAATAAAAATTTTTCTAGTAGGAGTTAATTTTTGTCCAAACTTGTGTCGTAACCATTTCACCATTTCAGGCACAGTTATACCATCCTCATGATTGCTCATAGACGGTGTTAATAAATGTGAGAACTTCCATGTGGTATTTTTAGGCATTACATAATATCTTAATTCTGGGAATAACTCTTTAGCCACGCTATTAAAATATTCGCTTGGACTGCTCAACACATAGATAAAATCTGTATACTTGTGACTGAAATGTTTTTCAATTAATCTAAATTTTGATATTACATCAATCCATATGTGCCAGGCATTATTAGCACTATGTTCATCAATGGGTAACCATACGTATTTGTAAGGCTCATCGAATTGTTTGCTAGGAGCAGGTAACGATATATCAATGTTATCTCCCCATGCTTGCCATAATCCGTGTGTCTTCTGCGGTTTATATTTGGTGTTGTGTAACAGTGGCCAAACGTGAGAAGTAATAAGATGATTTTCGTTTGTGATTATTAAAGGTAAACTATGTGCAACGCAATCATGAAATTCAGCCAAGAATGTAGGATTAGTGGTAAAAGATTTTCGAGGAGCATCAGGGTGATAATCCACAGTGTATTGATACGGTACATCCATTATATCAAAACGTTCTTGGAAGTATTGTATAGCTGATATGTTTTTTACAATCATTGTATTTTGAATAATTATACTATAAAATAGTACAAATGTTAACCATATACGCACCTCTAGAAAATACCAAAAGCAAATGTTGGGAAGTATTCAACGGAATCAAACAGTCTTGGCCTGCTGAAGTTAAAATAAACAGTAATTCAGAAAAGACAGCACAATCTCCTGCAATGTTTTGGGGATTTGTTAATAATAATATTAACCTTGTGCATCAGTTAGAACAGCAACAATTAGATTATTGGTATACCGATACTCCTTATTTTGGAAGATTTGATAATAATAATTTAAAAGAAGATAATCATTATTGGAGAATTTGTAAGAATCAAATACATGCTAGATACTGGAGAGATTGTCCATCAGACAGATTCAACAAATTTAATTTAAAAATTAAAACAAGAGATAAAAATCAAGGAGAATATATTCTTATCTGTCCTAGCAGCATGGGCATACACACATATCTTAAAAAACCCAACTGGCTAAATGATACTGTTAAAGAAATAAAAAAATATACTGATCGGCCTATTAAGATTAGAGAAAAACCTAGAAAGGCCGGCACATCTGGTCCTGCTGTGGCTGATATACCTTTAGAAAAAGATTTAGAAAATGCATGGGCATGCGTAACCAGTTGTAGTATCAGTGCAGTAGCAGCAGCACTAGAAGGAGTGCCTGTATTCAGTGACCCAAAAAGTTTTGCTTGGTCTATGTCATCTGCGAGTCTATCTGAAATAGAAGATCCATTATATCTAGATCCTACACAATGGTTATACTCATTGGCATATCAACAATTTACTCCTCAAGAATTTGCCAATGGCACAGCTGTCAGTATTTTAAAAGAAATTAGAATGTTATGAACATAGAAAAAATAAACGGATTTTGGGTACCCAGCAACGACATACATGCGGAACAATGGCGTCAAGGACAACCATTCACGCAGAATAAATGTCTTAAAGAATTTCTTGATTGGTGCCAAGCCCATAATCAAAAATTTAATACAGTATTAGATATTGGAGCATGGTGCGGAACATGGAGTGCAGAATTTGCACCATATTGTAAAAAGATATATGCTATTGAACCAGACCGAACACACGTTGAATGTCTTTTAAAAAACCTTTCTTCATTTGATAATATAGAACTATTAGATTATGCTGTAGGAGATGTTGAAACCACGGTATCATTGACCGATGATGATTTTACACAAGCTAGAAGAATTTATTCAATAGGTACGATATCAATGAAGACTGTGGATTCTTTTCAATTTGAAAACGTTGATCTAATTAAAATAGATGTAGAAGGATTTGAAATGAATGTGCTTCGTGGAGCAAAAGATACACTAAAAAATTGTAATTTTTTAATGATAGAATTAAACAATAATTCAAAAAAATATAATTCTAGCAATGCAGAAATAGAAAAATATCTACAGGAGTTGGGTTTTACCACATTAATAGACAAATGGCCAGACAAGGTCTTTATTAGGAATAATTAATATATCATGAAGATTTTTATAACAGGTGTTGCTGGATTTTTAGGATCGCATCTAGCAGATCTAATGATATCTAATGGTCATCAGGTTGCTGGTAATGACAACATGATAGGCGGTTATAATGATAATATACCAGAGGGTGTGGAGTTCCATCAGATCGATTGTCGAGATTTAGATAAGATGACTGAAGCCATGCGAGGCAGTGATATAGTGTATCATTGTGCCGCGACTGCGTATGAAGGATTGAGTGTGTTCAGTCCGTTGTTAGTAACTCAAAATATATTTGAAGCATCAGTATCCACAGTAACAGCAGCAATTAAAAATAGAGTTAAAAGATTTGTTTATTGTAGTTCCATGGCAAGGTATGGAACCAATCAAGTGCCTTTCCGCGAAGAATATGAACCCAAGCCACAGGATCCATATGGTATTGCCAAAGAAGCAGGAGAACGAGTGATTAAAAATTTATGTGATACACACGGTATAGAATGGAACATAGCAGTGCCACATAACATTGTGGGGCCTAGACAGAAATATGATGATCCATTCCGTAATGTGATGAGCATTATGTTGAATAGAATGCTGCAAGGTAAAGCACCTGTGATATATGGAGACGGAGAACAGAAAAGATGTTTCAGTTATATTGACGATTGTCTTTATTGTTTGAATGAATTAGCATTCAATGAAAATGTCAAAGGCGAAATAATCAATATTGGCCCAGACGAAGAATTTGTAAGTATTAATGAATTATCAGCGTTGTGTGCTAATGAAACAGGCTGTAATCTAGATCCTATACACTACGAAGATAGACCCAAAGAAGTAAAACTAGCCACGTGTTCAGCTGATAAAGCTCGTCGATTATTAAATTATTCTACTACTACTAATTTAAAAACTGCTGTAAAGAAAACTGCAGATTATATACGACAAAGAGGCACACGAAAATTTAAATATCATCTTCCATTGGAAATAATCAGTGATAAGACTCCCAAGACATGGAAAGATAGATTAATATAATGTTGTCACAACTCAATAAAGAGACACAGAGTGATAAAGGCACACATCATAGTTACATTGATAGGTACTATGAAGAAACTTTAGCCAACTATAAAGATAAAACAATTACTCTATTAGAAATTGGAGTTAATGCTGGACGATCTTTAGAATTATGGGCAAAATATTTTAATGAAAGTAGTACAATAATAGGAATTGATAAAAAAATGACCGTGCCATATAAACCATCTAAAAAAAATATGCATTATATTATTGGAGATGCTACCAAAGAAGAAATTGTAAAAAGATTTGATAAACTTGATATTATTATTGATGACGGTTCTCATAGAATACAAGACCAACTTAAATCGTTCAATCTTCTCTATCCTAAATTAAAAGAAGACGGAGTTTATATTATAGAAGATATACGAGATATAGACAGTACTATAAAACAATTTAAAGATTTAGAAAACAGTCATAAAGTAAATGTTAAAATTTTTGATTTTAGGAATTTAAAAAATATAAAAGATGATGTTATTGTGGAGATAAGAAAATGATTTCAATACTATGTCCATCTAGAGGACGTCCTATGTTAGCTAAAAGAATGATAGACACCATCTATAAAACAGTTAGCCAACCTAAGAATGTAGAAATATTATTGTATCTAAACGAGGATGACCCAACACTAAATGATTATAAAAAGTACATCGATAAAAGACATTACACAATAGGACCCAATCAAAGCACTTGTTATAGTTGGAATCAATTGGCTGAAGCAGCCAAATACGATATATTATTTTTAGCAGGAGACGACATACAGTTCATGACTAAAAATTGGGATCTTAATATTATAAAAGTATTTGAAAAATTTCCAGATAAGATTTGTATGGCTGCTCCTTTTGACGGCAATGGCAAAGGCAACGGCACAGCATTATTAACCAACGAAGAGCCTTATCAGTTAAAAGAAAGTGAAAGAGTTGGAAGTCCACATTTTGCCGTGCATCGAAACTGGATGAAAGTACTAGGGTATTTTGTTCCGCCATTTTTTTGGCACTGGTATGTGGACACATATAATCAAACTGTTGCTAAAAAACTTGGGAGATGTTTTTATCTAACCAAAACATTGATTCAAGCAAAGAAAGTTTTTGATGATACTGCTGTGTTAGTTAGAAAAAATTTAAATATTAACGTTAGAGATGATTATGTGTGGGATAAAATTAAAGATCGACACTTAGATGCTGACGTTAAAAAACTACAAGAATTTATAGACAATTATAAAGATTAAGATAATAATCTTTTTATTTTTTCATTAGTTGTTTTATCGAAGTAAAGTTCACAAAAAGGTCTTTGAGGTAACTCGTGTTTTCTAGGCAATACTGTAAAATTTTTCTCTGTTTCTAATATTAACATAGTGTTGTGCCAATAACTTAATGTTTTTTTATTAGTTCCGTTTGTAAGTTCTACTTCCCCACCTTTGCTTTTATCTGTACGTTGTTGAAAAAACCAGTAACCGATATATTCATTATTTTTTCGAGGAGTTAGCATATGAGTGAAGTCGTTATGGAAATAAACTTCAACACACATCTCATAAATGAAATTGGTCCAATGAGGATGTTCTATATTATTCCATTGTTCGTATAGTTTATCATAGACATCTCTACGCACAAGAGTACTGGACCAAATATATGGTATGGGAGTTTTAAAACAATCAACTTTGGGTATTAACCAACGATCGTCGCTCATGATGAGAATAGATTTATTAATTCTTTCTTCCAAACGTCACTGTATTCACAATTTCTATAGTTTTCAAACCACGGTCCGCCTTCTGTATAATGTAATATTTTTGGAGCACCGTCTCGAGGTTCTTTATACCATCCTACTAACCAGTTATACTCATGAGGTAGAGATCCAATGTCAGAATCTTCTAACCAACTAAATCTATGTAAAAATTTGCCTGTTTCTTTGTTTAATAATTCTGGAGTAAGAATTCTATTTTTAGGATGAGCGCAATTCCATAATACCATGGAACTCCAGTTTTTTCTAGGATATGCTAGTTGCATTTGTCCGTCCATTTTAACACCCTCAGGAGGAGTGTAATCGTGTTGTACACACACCACTGCTTTACTATCATCACAGTATTGTTTTAATTCGTCAGCATCTATCTGCCAAACAAAATCGCAATCACAGAACACTGCCCAACCTTGATAATTTTGTAGATACGGTATAAAAAATCTTGTGAATGTAAATTCTGTGCTGGCTAGTTTATCTATTTCTCTAGTGTAAATTCCAGCTTCTCTAAGAGTTTTCATTTTTAAAGGTTCTACTTCGGTATTTCGATTTCTACGTTTGATTGAGTGCTCACATACTTGATACGTGATATCTTCTCGTGGATCGTAACCTACATATACTTTCATAGTTTTCCTTCCTCTCGCATCTTCTTTCTAATATCTGTAGCAGAAATTTTTTGTATATTTTCTGGCAAAACAATTTCTTCTATCTTATAACCAACTCCTCTACCATAACAAATATTAGTTATATTTGGTACTAAAGTTACTCGAATTCTATTTTTGTAAGGTTGTAATGCTTGTTCTATATTCTTTTTAACTGTTTCAAAATCAAATGGATTGTCTCCTACACCCTGTACATCTCGAACCTGTATGTTTACTTGTCCTGTCTTTTTAACTATTTCTTCAAATAGAGCCTGGTGTCCTTCGTGCCATGGTTGCCATCTACCCAACATCTGAGCTGTGGGTCGACGATTATCCCAAACATACTCTTGTATTTCATCTGCTATTCTCAAAGACCATAATTCAGCATTTTGTGTGGGTACTCGAAAATCATATTCTTGTGGTGGCACAAACATTTTATTAGTATCTTCAAATCGTCCTTCTTTGATAGTATCTACCCACACGATATAATCAGCAGCAAAGTCCTGTCTAGTTTTTTCTGTAGGACAAACAAAGTCTGCAATCACGTGTTTGCCACGGTCTAATCCTTCTTGTGCTAGGCGTTTCATTCGTTCTGCTTGTTCTACCCTCGGGAGAAAAATCCCAATCGTTGGCTTCTGCTCTTACTCGATCAGCATTTAGCCACACAGCACCCAGTAAGGTCGCTAGTTTATCAGAGAGATAACTCTTACCCGAGCCTGGTAATCCCATTACTAATATTTTTTTATTTTTTACCATGTATGATTTTATGTATGTGTTGCCAGTTATTTACTCGGGTGATATTTTCATGTTCTAAACCCTGGTTGTAATCATGATTATATAATAATGGTCGTAAACCATATTCTAATCCTTTTTTAGCATTGGTCCATTTATCTTCTACCCACCATAAATTTGTACCGTGAAATTCTGCCAGTGCTGCATCTTTATGATCTCCTGTTTCTAATATAAAGAAATTTGTAAACACAGTATCTCCAAATAATTCTGCCAATCTTCTTTTTCTTAATTCCTGTGCTGGTATATCTGATGTTTGTGATGTTATAGGTATAAATGTCCAGCCTTCTGCATGCAATAATTTTACCCAAGTCTGTGCATCTGGCATGGGTTGTTGTGTACTCATCCATGCACTCTTATTAAATTCTCTAACTAATTCTCGAGAAAGATCTTTGTGTATGCCATATCGAATACTCATATCGTATTCATGATCTGTATTTTTTAATTGGGGAAATCCTTTGGTTGCCATCCATTTATTAAAATGGTCTTCCCATTCTAATAGTACACCATCAACGTCTGTAAGTATTATTCTATCTGATTGTGGCATCTTCCATACCAGCCACTCGGAGTTTAACTATGTTAGTTAACTGCCATTGTTTTTGATCTAAACCTTTGGTTATACCTAACCATTTATTTCTTAATAGAGCAAACTCATTAATAATTTTTTCCATATCTACTACGTCAGATTCTCCGTCCACATACTTGTCTGCGTCTCTAGATGTCAATGCTCTATTATAATTTTCTAGGAATTTTTTAAATGTTCTTGATCTTAATCTTCGATTTTCGATATTAAGATACTCTAATATTGCTTCTATTTCTTGCAATTGATTGAATCTTTGCTCTACTACTCCTGGCAGCGATGCTGCTGCTTTTTCTAGATTACCAAATATATATATTTCTTTTCTTGCTGTTTCTAATTCTTGATCGAAATATTTTATGCAGTCAGGTATTAGACCAATATCCTGACTTACTTTAGTGTACCAGCTCATTATTCGTCGTATCCGTCTTCTTCTTCGTCATCAAACACGCTTTCAATAGCTTCTTCTAATTTCTCGTCATACTCTCCAGCGGATTTGATCACTTTAGTTGGGACGCCAATATCTACTAATGTTTTGATAAAGTCCACAGCACAGTCTACTTTCTGTCGATCAGGCACATAGTGATTGATTGAATTCCATATCTGTTCTATTTCTTCGTGTGTAAATTCTTGCATTAATTTTTATCCTGCCAAAGTTTTTTGAATATTCTTTTTTTCTTTTTACTATCCCAGTAACCGTAGTAACCTGTAATTTCTTTATTTTTTTTCTTTTTCATAACTGAAATATTGTAATAATTAAGTAGGTAATCAACGATGTTCCTCCTATCCATAAAACATCTAACCACATTCCTTTATTTTTTTTCTTTTTTATTTTCTTTTTCACTCTCTTCTTTTATTTCTGGTTTTTTAACATTTTGATAATCGTTCATTATCATTGTTAATTTATCTCCATCCCAGTCTTTTCTATATTCTAGATGTTCTTTGCCTTTACTATCCATATATTTTAATCTGTTACCAGATTGTACCAGCACTCCTTGTTTCTCAAACAAATCAACCAATCCCGAATAAGGATCCATACCTGTATCATATGGAATCTTAACTTGTACACTTTCAAAAGGTTTGGCATATCGAGTCTTCATAACTTTACATGCTGCTCGAATACCTCTTACTTCTGAAATTTTATTACCTGCTTCATCTTCTTTTAATTTTAATTTTTTCATTGCTATCACAATAGAAGAAGCATAGATAAATCCTTGACCTCCAGATATTTTGTCATCTGGATCAAACATATCCTGAGAAGCATACGTGTGATTGGTTGCAATTAATCCTACATTCCAAGAACCAAACATGTTTACACAATTTCTAACCAGTGCTGTTAGGGCTTTAGGTTTTCTACCCAAATCACCTTTCATCTCTCCTGCTTCAAACTGATTAACATCTGTGGGAGTTAATAACATACCCAAAGAATCTATAACAAATAGAATTTTAGGTGCATTCTCTCTATTATCTGGATTCTCTTCTCTGTAACCTTTCATGAATTCTGATATTGTTTTAGCAACATCGTCTACCATTGAAAGACTCAATTTTAATAATTTCTTCTCATCTGTGTCTACACCTAGTGCTTGTAACCAAGCCTCATCTAGTGCATTCTCAGTGTCGATTAGAATAACATAGATACCTTGTGCTTGTGCATTCTTGATTATATTGCCTGATGCTATGTAAGATTTACCTGCTCCTGATTCTCCTGCTAGTACAGATACTTTACCTAGTGGAATACCTTTGTTAAAGTCTCCTGATATTAAATAGTTTAATGCGTAGTTGCCTGTAGAGATCCAGTCAGTAGGATCATTAAATCCTAAACCCAAACCTTGAATTGATTTTGTAATACTTTTTCTAAACTTTGTTGCGTCAAATACTTTTGTCATTTTTTTTATTCCTATGTTCTTATATTAACACTAATTGGCTCCAGTGTCAATATGCTGGAGCCAAAAGGGAAATTAGTGTTATTTGCTTTGTCTTGATCTAATCAGTTTCAAGATATCTTCTGCTCTTTTAGCACTGTCAGTAGATGGTTGAGGTGCTGCCGCAGCAGGAGCCGCTTTTACCGCTTCTACTTTGGTAACAATCGCTTCTCCATCAACTGGAGCTGTTACTGATGCTGATCCGTTCGCAGAACCATTTGCTGTAGCTGATACTCCAGCTGGTCTGAAATACTGACCATATTTTTCTAGATCATAAGCTTCTCCTTCTACAGATTTTTCAAATAATTCTTTGATTATTTTTACTTCTGCATCAGTGGGCTTCTTGGGTCTAAAGTCTGAAAGATTAAACAATCCAAACTTGTCAATAGCTGCTCTTTCTGCTTCGTCTAGAGCTCTTTCTCTTCTGCTCCATTTAGAAGTAGAGTAATCAGCATATCCGCCTTTAGATGTTTTGGTTATTCTAAAATCCACACCTCTTACAGCATCAGTTGGTAACTCTTCCATTTCTGGATCCAGTAACGCAGATCTGATTATGTTAAAAATTTGTGGACCAATAATGAATCTTCTAATTGGATTCTCTGGTGTTTTGTCATCTGACAATGGATTTTGTAACACAAAACCTTGGAATATATAACTTTTCTTTTTCCAATATTTTCTGCCCATGTCTTCCATTGACTTGTCTTTAAACCAAGGTCTAACTTCAGTTAGCACTGGGCAAGTTTCTCCATACATTTCCATGCACGGTACTTGTACTTGCACTGGTCTTGAATCCGCTTGTCCTTTGATTCCAGCAAAAGGCAATTTGATCATTGCTCTTTCAGTCCAGAAAAAAGT